GGGTAATTCCGGAGGCGCTATCACCTCGTATACTTTTGATGCGGCGGGGAAGGTGGCCACGGGGGCCGACGGCAATCATCCTTCAACAATGGGAAATCGCGCGGATCCTCTAGGCTTCGGCAGCCTTACCCTGGCGGCGTCCATCGATTCTGCGAACGCCGGTAATGCAGCCGGCGTCGCGGGCGCTTACAACGGTGGTTATTTCAAAAAGCTAGCAAGCGGGGAGACTACCTCGGTTACCACTAGGCAGAGCACGACTTTTAATACTACACCACCAAATGGTTGGGCTTGGGTTAATGACTCCCAAACGCAGATTACTGTACTTACGTCCGCCGATTTAGGAGAGATGGTAAGGTATTACAACGATAAAACTTATAATGTTTATGGTTACACTCAGTGGACGCTGGCCACGATGGGCGGTGGCCATCCGGCCGATGTTGGAAGGCCATCGGGCGGCGCTTACATGACAATGTCTGACGCTACGGAAGCTTTCGACTGGTATCAGCAGCTTCTAGGCACAGCGGCAAATGCTGCAGCCAGTGCAGTCACTGACACCGTACACCTAGACGGCCTCACATCTGAAATGACGCTGGCGGCGGCGCCGGCGCAAAAACCCCATTGGTCTGCTCTATTCCGTGAAATTCCGGAAAATGCCGTATTCCCTAAGGTAGGCGACCCTAGCAGCCCTGGTACAACTACCGCTTTAGCCATGGCTTCCAATGGCTGGGGTGGTTCGTCACTCAAGTCTAAGGTTAAGTTCCCCCTAGCCAAAATTATCAAGAGAGTTGAATTTCAGGTAGGTACTCAGATCTGGCAGACATTAGAGTATAACGATTTACTGTCCATTAACGCCACGGAAGTTCCAGAGAGCTCTTATAACCGTCTAGGTCTTCAGACTACCGGTTATGTAAAGGGAGATGGCTCGAGGTGCGCCCCTGGTGTACCAGACTGGACCCCGGGTAAGAAATACCAGGCTTTCATTCCTTTGCCCGTTCTTACAAGGACTCTTGGTCCTCAGCTAGAGAATTATACACAGCATTCGGAGGATGGTTACCTAATGGCTGCCGCCCCCCACCAGAATGTTAAGATTAAGGTTCATTACGCCAATTTTAATGATATTTGGGACACCACCTCTAAGGTCAGGGCTTTCCCGGCCTACAAGGGTGATGTAACTGATAAAAACGGTATTGTAACCGGAAAGGGTACATACATCTCGAACTCGGCTCACGAATGGGTACCTAATGCAACTCTATCCACTAAATTGTATGGTCAGCATATGATTATGTGTAACGAGGAGCGCGAGCAGATGAAGAGTATGAAAAATGGTATCCCCAAGCGTCTTAAGATGACTCAGAATGTAAATACTATCTTCCCACCTAAAATATACCCAGATCAGCCTATTATAGTTGATATAGATCACTTTTCTCTATACGGTTCGCATATTATAATTAGCGCAGATTTCCCAGGCCGAGGAGGATATGGTCAGACAAGTGCGCCATCTCTGAAGTATGCTGAGCTCAAGCTCAATTCGTCTTCTTATTCGGGTCAGCTAGATGGTCAGCTACTAAAGGGTATTACAAATAAATCGCTTGGTTTATACGCGAACGATTTCTCCATTGATAAGCAGCAGCTAGACTCGGGTATGGGTTACTACGTATTCCCTCTTTCTGCCAGAGCATTTGGCGGCGCGTCGGTACCCCTTAACCGTTTCGATAACATTCGTCTAAGTCTTACATTTACTCACCCCGATATTACATCGTCTGGTTACTCAGTTGAACAGGGTACAATTAATGTAACCTGTGTTGGCGAAACAACAGGTCTCTACAAAGACGGGGCTGCATCCCTAGCTATGTATTAAACCGTAGATACTTAAACAATATCATTCAATAAAATTAATATACGAATTTAATTTAAAAAAAAAATATATTCGTATATTAAATAAAATGTCTGGAGCTGTAGCTGCTCATGCTTCGTATAACGGAAGCGGGACCCAGGGTCTTGCTGTTACAAATAAAATAAACTCGGCCGACGGGGACGTAATGTCTGTATTTTGGAATAAAAACGACACTACTCGCCAGCTTCTATACGGGTCGTCTACAATAGAGATTGCGTCGTCTGGTACGGGCGGTTCTGCTTCTTTCGGCGGAAGTCAGGTTTTCACAATTAATAATGATATCGATTGTCTTGGAGATGTATATGTCGCTGTAAATGTAAATGTAGATACGTCCACTGGACGTTACCTCGATCCCTACTTTTTAGCTAAGATCATCAATAGAGTTGAGTTTCAGGTCGGAACTCAGGTATGGCAGACCCTTGAGAATAAAGACATCTTAGCCATAAATAAGACTGAGCTAGGCGAAGGTCAGTACGAGAGAATGGCTGCACAGGCTAACGGTTTCCTTAAGGAGGGTGGTATCCCGGTGCCATATTCTAAGCAGAATACCCCAGGTAAGATAGAAGAGAGTGGTGTTTACACATGTTATCTTCATTTGCCAATTCTTACCAAGACCCTTGGACCCGAGCTGCAGAAGTTCTCTGATCAGGTTGAGGATGGTTACCTAATGGCTGCCGCTCCCCACCAGACTGTTAAAATTAAGCTTTATTATGCTCACGCAACCGAATTGACTTCTAAGTGGAAGGCTAGAACCGAAGCCGGTCTCCGTGATCAGCCGCAAGCCCTTGTCAATGCCGCCGCCGACAAAATCACCCGCACCAATGCGCGCACCACCCTAACCACAACTATCGCCGGACAAACCAACGGTGAGGCAACATTGGCACAGACCGCGGAGTTGGTAAAAATAGATGAAATAATTGCCATCATTGATCAGATTATCGCGGCAGATGGAAGACCTACGGTACCCCCGGTCGCGTCGTTCAGTGAGTTAGACGTAAAGTTGTATGCCCAGCATATGATTATGTGTAACGAGGAGCGCGAGCAGATGAAAGCTCAGCCCGCTGGTATCCCCAAGCGTCTTAAGATGACTCAGAATGTTCAGCAGGACTTAAAGAATGGTACTAGCACAATTAATTTAGATCATTTCTCGCTTTACGCGTCTCATCTAATTATCACCACGTCTATCGACATCGAGAACGTAGAGCTTCTACTTAATTCTTCGTCTTTCTCTGGTGTCATCCCGACTGGTATGCTAACAAGCCCTTCTACTTCCGCCCTCGGTCTATACAATAATACTTTCTGTATTGGCCCAAAGAATTATGATTCGTATGACGTAAAGACATATGTTTTCCCTCTTGCGTCCCGTGCCTACGGCGGCTCGTCGGTACCCCTTAACCGTTTCGATAACATTAGACTTAAGGTTACCCCGTGCAATGTTCTAAACGCCGCCGCTATCGGTGGCCCGATTGGTGTAATTGACGTAACATGCTGCGGTGAGACCACTGCACTATACAAAGCCGGTGCTGCGTCTCTAGCTATGTATTAAATACATAATTAAGAGTTAAAATTTCAATAAAATTAATATACGAATTTAATTTAAAAAAAAAATATATTCGTATATTAAATAAAATGTCTGGAGCTGTAGCTGCTCATGCTTCGTATAACGGAAGCGGGACCCAGGGTCTTGCTGTTACAAATAAAATCACCTCAAATGACAGCGATGTAATGTCCCTGTTCTACAATAAGAATGACACTACTCGCCAGCTTCTATACGGTTCGTCTATCATGGAGATCCCCACTAGCGGCGTGTCTGGAACTACTAGCTGGGGTGGCAATCAGATCTTTACTGTTAATAACGATATTGACGCGCTAGGTGATTTATATATCCAGGTTGGTGTAAAATGTGCTGCCGCCCCTGTCACATCTAAGACCGGTCAGGGTATTGTAGCAAATGGAACTCTGAAGGCCGTTCCCGACGGGTTTACATTTAATAACTTCGGTCTTGCCTCTATTATCGATCGCGTAGAATTCCAGGTTGGTACTCAGATTTGGCAGACATTAGAAAATGATGACATTCTCGCCTGTAACTGCACTGAGATGGGAGAGGGTGTATTTAAGAAGTTTGGTGTTCAGGCTAACGGGTTTGTTAATACCAATGGTGTCGAATTGGATACATCGGGTAGAACTTCCGCTATCTATGAACCCAATTCTATCAACTCGGTTGGTAACGGTACTGAAGACAACCAGGTCCACAGCGCCAGTCTTGGCAATTCTAACGATTGTTACAACTACTCGCCTCTAGGTGCTGGGACTCTCGGTTCTGGTTTTACACTCGACTCTCTAGTAAATACTGGTAAGTCTACACTAGCAGGTGGTTTCCAGGAAGTCGCCGCATCTGCGTCCGCCCCCCAGAGCCGTAGTATGTTCCTTCGTCTTCCCCTACTTACAAAGACAATGGCTCCCGAGCTTCAAGGTTTCACCGAGAATACCGAGAACGGTTATTTAATGGCGGCCGCGCCCCACCAGTCTGTTAAGATTAAGGTATATTTCACAGATGATCTATCTAAGGTCTTCACTGATTCACACGAGAGCATTGTTCCTACAGCCAGTCAAGTCACTATTGAGCCCGGTAAGCTATTTGGTCGTTGCATGATTATGTGTAACGAGGAGCGCGAGATGATGAAGTCGCAGCCCGCTGGTATCCCCAAGCGTCTTAAGATGACTCAGAATGTCAATAAGACTCAGGATACTGGTCTAGATTCTAATTATACCCTCGATTTAGATCATTTCTCTCTTTACGCGTCTCATCTAATTATCACAGTCGGTGGCGAGCCCGGCTGTGGTCTAGATACCGCAGAGCTTAAGCTAAATTCTTCGTCGTTCTCCGGTACGATCGATGCACAGCTTCTAGATGGAACTACTGCGGCGTCCCTTGGCCTGATTTCTAACTCGTTAGATAACGTCATGGCTACTAACATGAGAGACGCCGATCAGTCTAAAAAGTCTATTTACATCTTCCCCCTTGCGTCCCGCGCCTACGGCGGCTCGTCTGTACCCCTTAACCGTTTCGATAACATTAGACTGGTATTAAGTTTCTCCAAGGATTCTAAGGCTACATCGGTTAATGTAACATGTGTTGGTGAGACCACTTCCCTATTCAAGGGCGGTGCTTCTTCGCTTGCGATGTATTAAATACATTTATTAAATTCCCAGTCTAAATCTTTACATATCGACAACCATATTTTCTCTTGTTCAAATAATTTTTCTCTACTTTTAAGAAGGGGGAAATAAATTAAGTACTCGGGTTTGTCAAGTAATTCAAAAAATTTATATAGCGTATAAGAATAACTTAAAAAATTTTTTCTATCTTTGGGGCAATGATTCGCAAAGGGCTCTTGTATTTTGTTAAACATCTCAATTAATTTACCCTCTAAATCCTGTGAAATAATAAGCTGTTTATTTCCGGTTATACGATGGATTATATTTGGTATGTGTTCATAATACTTGTTTAGTTTTAATTTTTTAAGAAATTCTTTGATTTTATAATATGTAATTAAACTCTTATCTGTTAATCTTTCTTTTTTTATTTCGATTATTATCATAGATATAACATTATCTGGTATATAAGTACCTTCTCTACCCTGTATTTGAGTTATCCATTCTTTGAAATGACTAGTTCTTTTATAACTATAAGGTTTAATAAAGTCATGGGTCTCAGATACATTCCATTCTGGGGTGATAGAGACCGAATTTACTTCGGTTAATCCACAATTATAACATATATTTATCCCGGCTGACGCAACTTGATATGTATTACTATCGCAACTTTTACATGTATATAAATTTTGAGAATATTCTACAACATTAATCTCTTCCGGAAAACATTGTTTCATATACATTTTATAGTTATCCACATTCTTTTTTTCTAGACCCATTGTTACATATTTAAAAATACCCCCACCCTGATTATCTTCACTATTTTCTGTATATTCTACTCCGTCTATATTCTTAACAAATTCTATAGACTTATATAAATACTCTGTTAAATTTTCATTACTTTCCAGTGATTTAATTTTTTCATTTAATTCCCTGATTTTTTGAGTTAAATCTTCTCTATTTTCATATTTTTTAGTAAATTTGTCTGAATCCTTGATACTAATTAACGATTTCAATTCCTTTTTATATTTTGGTATATTTTTAACTTCATTATCTAGTTTACTTATAGTTTCTTCATGTTTAGCACTTATACACATTCTAGAGTCGCTATGTGCTTTTTTTTTAGAAAGTCTAAATGAAGACATATAGGTTTAATTGTATTTAATGATATTAATTATTCTTTTAAACATTTTAATAAATATAAAAATATAATATATTTTAATTAACATTATTATTAAAATGTTAATTAAATTCAATTCATTATTTACATATAAAAAATTAAGAGAATTGTGTAAAATAAATAAAATAAAATACATACATAGTTTTAATAAAAATCAGTTATTAAATAAATTAAATGACCACAAGATAATTAGTTATATTCAAAGACAATTTAGAAAATGTTTAATGAAAAATGATATATGCCCTATATGTCATGAAAAAATAACATACCCGTTTATATCTATACGAGTGAATAAATTCTTTTTTTATTATGATTTTAATAATTTTATAACATATTTAATTAAAACTGAAAACTTTAAAGACCCCTCTACTAGAAATGCCATCACGGATAAGAAAATAAATGAGATTAATAGACTGATATTATACTATTATGGTAATAATACTACTAAAGTTATTGTATCACCGACTATGAAATTAGATGTAGAATTAAATATAATAACATATTGTCTGCATGATATAATAACTGAGTTAAACAGGGTTAGTCCTTTCGATATAGTAGACTTATATAGTAATATACTACCTAGAATAATTTATTATGCACAATTTTTGATAAGAAATCATTCTGATGAACACTGTAATATGGTTCTAGAAGCGTGTATTCAAAGTATAAATGATAAAACATCGCTTGCTATATTAATAAAAGATTATCTAAATAGATTACTTACTGTACAAGCTGTATAAATTACTAAAAAATACATATATAAAGACTCTAATATAAAGAAATCTAATATAAAGAGATAAGAATATGTGTAGCATATGCGATCCTAAAAAAAAATACACGTCCTGTATATGCAATGAAAATTTTAGAACTTTTTTCGATGATTATGAAAAGATACATTCCTATCAAGAGACTAACTCTATTGAAATACTTAAAAAATGGTCTATTTCAACTATGACAATATGCTGTAAGCTTAATTCAACCATAGATTTAAGTTTATATAGAAAAAGATTCATAGACACAGCAGAGACTAAAGTTTTTTACAACTGTATAAACACTTATATAACAGTTAAGTATCAGACTAGGAAGAGAATATCTGCAAAAATATTTAAAAATGGGAATATTCAGTTTGCAGGAGTGCTGAATGTTATGTCTGCTACTTATGCGGCGAGAAAGATATATAGGAGACTAATAGAAGTTAATGCATTTTCAGATCTAGATATATCAAAAATAACAGATATTAGAATATGTATGATAAATTCTGATTTTAAGATAACAAAAAACATAAAGCAAAAATTATTGTGTTCATATCTAGATGATATAGAAGAACCTATTGTGAAAAGATACACATATAATCCGAGTAAATACCCGGGTATTAATTTGAAATTGGAAGATACAGAAACTAAAAACAAATTAACCGCCGCTATATTTAGACCAGGTAGTATTATTTTAACAGGGGGCTCTGATATAAAATTATATTATACAACATTCAAATTACTATTAAAAATTTTAAATAATAATGACTTCTTATATTAAATTAAAACATGTTAACCATTTCAAACATAAATAATATATTAGACTTTTCTTTAAGAGAAGATAAAAATACAAAAAGAATATACAATATGATAAACGGGTATTTTAAAGATAATAATATATTCGAAGCAGATAGTATAATATTAACTTTAATATATCTTCGTAGATATAAAGATTCCAAATGTGTTATCAATAATAAGAATTTAAAAGATTTAATTGAAACATGTTTAATTCTATCTAATAAATTCATGTGCGATTTTGAAATATTGGGGTCTGGACCACTCGAAAATCAGGTTTTAAATAAAATAAATTGGAATTTATACGTTGATTATGAAGAATTCCAACATGTTAAAAAAATAACAAATTGGGATTTTGATAATAGTATAGAATCTTATTAAAATTAATTAGGCTCTTCCGTAATATCCTCTAGGGGTTCAACAACATCATTCATTGGTAGTTCATGGTGATTATTTGCAACTGGTACAATATTCTGTTTATCTAAAAAGTCTTGGCGATATCTTTTAACATTTTCTCCAAGAATATCTATATGACGGTCTTTAGCTTTATTATAACTGTCTAATTCATCTCCCTTCGTATTAATAGTAATAATGTCCTGATTTATTGTTTGGAGTTTCTTATAAACCTTATACATGAAAAACGCGCCAATCACTATAACGCACAGAATTATAGATATATAAATAATAGACGAGTTAATTGAAGAATCTTGAATTACAGTAGGTTCTACTAGTGGAGGAGAACTCTTAGTCATTTTAATATATGTCAATAATATATTTAAACGATATCAACGTAAATTAATTTATTCTGGATCTTCTTCATTATTATCAACGTCAATTATGTCAATACCCTTGAAAAACATGGTTCTCTTTATAATTACCCCGGACCCACGAGGGTATTCTTTGCTTCCCTGTTGAATAACTTTGATTCCATTGTTTGTAAAAATACCTCCAAAATAGTCCTTGGTGAATTGTTCCTTTGTTAGATTATTTTCCCTAACATGCTCATTAAATTCTTGGGAAAATACCTTAGCCGGTATATATAATTTATCTCCAAATACAATCTTCCCAGATTTAAGAAAGTTCTGAAGAGCATTGGTAGTTTGCTCCATATCTTCTTTATTTTCATGGAAGTATCTAGGAAGTATATCCCAAATTCCTTTAATACCATATTCTCTAACCGCTGAATAATATGCAGAAACACACAACTTCATGATAGCGGGCATCTCTTTAGCCAATTTTTTATCAATTGCTGTATCTGTTTTTACAACTTTTTTCCAAAAATTAACAACGACAGTTCTTCTAGATACGCTTTCGGAGTTGTTTTTATATCTCATAATTTTATTTCCACCCATTGTCATATGAAGAGTCCAGTCAATTGTTTCGTCATTTTTATACTTCTCTGAATAAGTGTTTCTACCCCCCTCTACCAATAACTGCCAATCTGTTTGTTCCATTTTAAAATTTTCAGAGATCTCGGGTGCTAGAACCATGAACTTATTTACATGAGGTTTAATACCATACTTAGTGTCAATATTATTAGAAATGATACCAACGTCTTCTTCATCGTACCACTTTTGCAAAATTTTCATAAGAACAGTGCTCTTACCTGTACCAGCCTGACCTAATAGATACAATAGGCATTGCCAATTATCTAGATCTCCGATATTAAAGCACTTTCTACCCATAAAAACACACAACCACCTCTGAACTTCTTCTGGTAGTTCTTGATAATCTAATAGACTCTTAAATGTTGGACAGTTTTCAATTATCTTAAACCAATCCTCGCGGTGTTCATCGTAATTATTAAATACCTGATCGTGATATTTTGATGCTACTGAAAAATTTGTTATGTAAGGATGTTTTGTCCCATATGGGACAAAGATGTCCTCGTAATAAGGATCTGCTCCGTCAGGTGCAGTATTATATTTAGTTATATAATTCCCATTTTTAAATGCGAATAGGTGCCTATCTTTCTTTAGTTCTGGGAGTTCAGGACCCAGAAATTCATTAAAATATCTCTCTGCAGAATTTATATTTCCAGCATTAGATGTAGCATTTTTCCATTGGTTAAAATTTATCTTATGATCAGTTTTTCGATAAAGATACTCTTTAATGGTACAATGCTTTTTCCAGGCGTGTGTATTATTTGAATTTTTTAACAGGGGCATATATAAATTTCCCCCGAACTTTGAGAAACCGTCCTCGGAAAACTGTTCAATCATGTATAAAAGCAAACACTGATATGAAGTCTTTTTAGAATCGTCTGTAAATCTAGCATATTTAAATAATATGTCAGGGTCCTCATTAGACGAAGAATCGTGATTACTATCAATGGTCTTATATAGTAAGTAACTATCTCTAATTAGTCTTTCTCCGTAAAAAATTACCTCGTATATCTTATTCCATCTAGTAGAATATTCTTGATATTCTGGAATAAGTTTCTTAAATTTAGTAAATACCATAGTTGTTTCGTACATAGCTTTATCTAATTCGATTTTTAGAATACCGATATCTATTGTCTCCAATTTATTCATATTAAGAGAATTAAAACAGCCCGTGATAATGTCATTCATATTTGAAGAATCTACGCTCCATTTTTTATCTAGGGATTCAAAAAAAATCATTATCTCTTCCCTGTCTGCATTTTTAACTTTTTCTTTTACATCATTGTTCCATTCTCTATTATTTTCAAATATGGACATCGGGTATTATAAGTTTATATAATATATTTTTTTAAGTAAATTTTTTATTTATAAAATTTATACACGTTAAAACTCGTATATTAAAAAAAAATACAATAGGTAATGAAGATAGGACTTCTTTTAAAGGAAAATGGGGAAATAGTTGAATTTAAATTTAGAATATACAAGACTGAATTTAGTATAGATATGTTTAAAGAATATTCTAGTTATAAGAGATATGAAAACTATATTGTATTATACAATAATATAGATTCAATGAATGTAAATGTAAATGTACTTCCGTTTACAAATGATAGATTCAATGGAGATATATTATTAATCAGGTTAACTATTACTGGAGATATTACTAATTTTACTACAGATTCGTATATTAAAATCATTTCAAAAATTAAAGCAGAAGAAAATGACATGTACTATAGTTCAGATGAGATGTCAGACATAGAAGACTCCCCGTTATTTAGTTTTTAGCTTTTAGAGTTTTTACTGTAGTGGTTTCTCTCCCTTCTACATAAATATAATTATGTAGATATTTAGCCTTATCATCTATTATTGAAATATCATCAAGGTTTCCCTGTTCTTCTGAGAAAAACTTATAAATCCTGTCGTATACGTCTCCCTTAGATATTGTCTTAGTACTTTTAGTCTCTTTCATTTCATAAGATGCTTCATCGGTATTACACATATCTAACTTATTACTATCCATAAAACTAAGAACATCGTCCTTCTTAGTCTGTTTTATCTTAGTAAGTTCTTTTATCTTATCCTGAAAGGGCTTTATTTTACCTTTGAGGTCTAGTATTTGTTTTTCTATATTGTTAAATTCCGTGACATCCTTTTTAAAAAATTGAATCTCTTGATCTGTTACTGCCAGCATTTATAAATATATGTATAATTTTTTTAAATTAATTATCTTTTAATTTAATCAATAAATATAATTGAAATATAATCACTAAAATAAAGATCAGTAATAATATACTATATACTTTAATAGGGAATACAGCAACGTCTAAAAACTTTTTAAATTCTTCTTTAGTATCTTCATTTAAAATAGATGATAACATTTAATATTATATAGATGTGGTATTTATTTTAATCAATGAACGACACGTAACATTCTAATTAATTATTTTTTTTTGCAAACTTAATGTCATCTGGTTTATGATTTAGCCTAATTATAAGTTGGTCTATACTTTCTTTATCTTGGAAAAATGGTTTATATTGAAGTTTTCTTAAGCTATAGTCTATTAGAGCCATATAAGTAGAAATCCTTACAGTTGGGTAAAAGTGAGCTATTTTAAGCAAATGAATATTCCAATGAAGTTCTTTTCTAACTTTTTCATCAACCGTTTCCACATTTATCTCGTAGGTTTGGTATTTAGTTTTTACATTTTTTTTATATGGGATTATTATTTTAGTTTTTAAAATGGTTTTATCGTAAAATTCACACCTTGTTTTCTTTTTCCCCTCAAGAAGTGATATTCCGCACTTACAAATTAAAACCCTGTTATACGAATCATTGGTTTTTTCGAGAGTCTCATATGTGAATGCATTAGTGTTACAATAACATTTCATTAATAATATAGAATGTATTATATTACATCTATATATTATTAATGTTTATATGAATGTTTATTATTATAAGGATAATGCTACAATAGTAGACACATAGGTGAGCGCAAATATAATCAACGAACTCGTGAACATAACCTGGTTATGATGAACAAGCATATGAATAACCTGAGAAAAAAGGGGTAAATTTCCCGCACCATTAGGCGGAACTATTTGATCTGATGTAGCAAATGGCATAACCGCTCCAGATAATATAGCATTTATTAAAACGCCCACACCTGCTGCATATAAAGAGATCTTAAGATTTCTAGGGGATGTATTAATCATTTATTATATACAATATATAATATATAATAAATTTAAAGTTTAGAGAAATACAATGTAAAATAATCTATATGAAAGGAAGAAGGTATCCTCAAACCGATAAACTTAAAAAAAAACTAACTGTTACTCCATTTATCCCTGGGGATTACCCAGAGATAAATTATTCACTCTATAAAATAGAAGATAATTTTATATACACACCTAAGTATTTCTCGTCTGAAGGAGAACTAATTCAAAATAAAATTAAATACGCCAATATTAAAATAAATGGATCCCCCCGGGAGTATCAAATAGATATAATAAATAATATACACAAAGAACTTATTTCAAAAGACTCGTGTATAGCATGTTTATATACTGGGTGGGGAAAAACATTTGCAGCTCTATATATTGCATCATTACTCGGATTAAAGACAATTATACTAGTAAATAAGGAAACTCTTTTAGACCAGTGGAAAGAACAAATAATCAAATTTCTCGGGATTAAACCTGGAATAATACAGGGGAAAACCGCGAACACTAATTCTGATATCTGTATAGGAATGATTCAGAGTATTTCTATGAAAGAATACCCGAATAATTTTTTTGACGAATTTTCTTTTTCTATTTTTGATGAAACCCATCATTATTGTTCTAAGGTATTTTCAAATGTTTTTTACAAAATAGGTTCAAAATACAATCTAGGACTTACCGCAACACTAAAAAGAGCTGATAAACTTGAGCACACATTAAACTGGTTTTTAGGAGAGATTGCAGTAAATGTTGAATTGCTAATTATAGAACCAATTATAAAGATACAGACATTCTACGAATATGAAGAAAATACCATCAAATATTTATCAAATGGAAAGGTTAATAGCGCAGCAAGTATTACAAACGTAACACAGAATTCTGCGCGAGATTATTTTATAGAAAATTTGATAACCGAAAAGGTATGCGAAGAGAGGAAGATACTAGTTCTTTCTGATAGAAAAGCACATTGTGATAAATTAGCACATGATTTAAAACGTGTACTCAAAGATTATTCTGTTGGTTTGTATTATGGAGGAATGAAAAAAGAAGATCTTCAGTCTTCTAATAAGTGCGATATTATAATTGCAACATACCAAATGGCATCCGAGGGATATGATAATCCTGAACTAGATACATTAATTCTTGCATCGCCCAAGTGTAATATAGAACAGGCGGTAGGTAGAATTCTTAGAAAAAAAAATAAAAATACACCCCTTGTTATAGATATAAATGATAGTATTAGTATATTCAATAACTGGAATAAAAAAAGACTATCATTTTATAAATACAAAAAGTTTACAATAGAATGTAATAAAGAAGAAAAACCAATTGTGCCGCCTACAGATTATTTATTTCGTGATACTGGCGAAATTTAATGCATCCGAAGTTACACCTCTTTTTTCAATTGGCTGAATATATCTTTGAACAACCCTGTCGCCATTATTTGTTCCAAATGGACCCTGAAAATTATTAGACGCCGATAAACTACTCGCCACATTTATCTCACTAACCTGATCTATGTGACCAGTGTTATATTTACCATTTTTAATAGATTTAGACAATCTAGCCTTTCTTCTATTATCTTTAGCCATTAAAATAGATTTCATTTCATCATAAAGTTCCTCTTCATAAGCAGGGTCGTCTGATAGGTTGATTTCGGATAAAATGCTGGGGTTATTATTACCCGGGTTTTTAAGATAGAATTGCGGTTTTTGTACATTCGAGTTATTATTCATTGGGTGAAGGTAACTTTCCTCACTTTGTGAAAATCCCCTTGAGTTACTACCATAATAGCCACCGTATTCATCTCCGCCGGTACTTAACTGTTTTCTGTATTTATTGCGTCGATCAGGTTTATTTGTAAACATTCGCTCTTCGTGTGTGGGCCTTGAAACTCTGGCATTATTCATCGGGCTTGGCTGTGCTAGTTTCCTCTTAGATTTTCTATTACCGATCACCCCAAACAGCCAAAGAAATATTAGGAGGCCGCACACGGCGAGGAATAGACCAATACCATACATGAACATTTTTGATCCCCTCGTTCCTCCGCTACCACTCACCGGGATTGGACCCGATTGACCGGCAGCCACTCTTTGTGCCATCTGCCTTACTCCCGCCGACTCCGCCATTCCCGCAGCGCTTTTAGCCGCGTTCTTCGCCACCGTCTCCTTTACTAATCGCTTTGCAATAAACTTTGCCGACGCCGCAGCGGCGGGTCCGGCCATGGGTGCTGCTACTGCCAAAAGTGGAAGGGGCATTTTTTGTATATTTAATTATAGTTAATATATTTTTTTAAAATTAAATCTAATAACGATCATAATCACAATCACATTGAGGTGTTTTCATGTTTAATTCTGTAGCGTATGCTCTTATCTTTATATAAGCGTGAATTAGTAGAATAAAACATAATAATAATACTGAGCGGCAGCTACTTGAGCTAAAAAAATCATACAATTTACTCATTTTATATATTATATACAATTTAATTTTATTTAATTTAATTGTATACATTAAGATGAAAAAAGTTTGGACAGAGGAGAAATTAAAACTTCTAATTCTAGCATTTTGCATAACTGGGATATGGGATGTAATCCTGAGACTGATGGCCGAAGGGAAAATCTCTTTTATGGGAATAGAAAATATGAAATGGGTTACGGTACTACGCGACTATTTTAAAAAACACACGGTTCTTGCAGCCGCTCTAGTTGCAGCATTTGTTGGGGCTATTACATATGCATTAATGCAATATATTAACGTATATTTTGATTTAAAACTTAAGACATATGAAACATTGATATTACTATTTTTAGTATCAGGACTGGTCGGATTTCCCATGAGATATTCTGGGTTATTCCCAGTATTAAATGAACACTATTATAAACCACTTGGTGTACCATATTCGTTTATGACTGATGCAATGTCAGGAGTTGTTGTCGGGGCAACAATGGGGGTCATATTGCAATTTCCAGCTATTAAAAATATTATATTATAATTAAATGAAAAGTTTTAAAGAAGATGTTTTAAAATTAAGACAAAACGAGTACTATTCTAAATTGATAAATATACTAGTTTTGAATGGACTCTTAGATATATTGGACGAGGAACTTAAGGATGGTAAGATAGACTATCTTACTCTCATAATCAATGTAATGACATTTTTAAATACCAATAAACGATTGTTTAAGGATTTCACACCAGATTCCATAGAAAACATTATAATTATCAGTGTAGATGAACTATTAACCAAAAAATTCAATATAGAACTAGACGAAAAACAGCTAGAGATGGCGCTTGAATTACTTAAAAATACGCATATGTATAAAACTATGTATAGAACGCTTAAAAATATAACATTAAAGTTATATTATAAATTAAAGAATATAATAGGAGGATGTTATTCTAAACCAGTAATTAAATTGGAGCAAGGCAGTATTTAAGTACTCCTAGGTTTGCTACATTATATAGAATTGTTAAAGGGTAATTGGTTTTTAAATAAATTTCAACGGTGCCACATAAGTTAGTAGACTTGGTAAACAATTGGATATATTTAATATTGTATAACCCACAGTTTTCATTCGAAGTATCTGTATTTTTATCGTTGGTTTCATTTATTGTAACACTCTGTTCTGCAAAATCCCCTCTTGCGGTCATAGTCATATTATCAGGGCTTGTTCTTATTTCTATATTAGATGAAATATTAGAAAGGTCTGATATATATGTTTGAAAGTCGGACGACGGCATAGTAATATAAGAATCGAAATTGATATCCGGTATATTATATATTTTTTCATCCATATCTAATAATTTAATTTTACTTTTAATTACTGCACGCTTGTCACTATTTTGAGAAGTTATTACCATGTTATTAGAGTCGCGCGCTAAAATAGTAAAAGAAATAGTATCTGTATTTTTAATACCTTTTAATATTTTGAATACCGATGCTAAATTTAATCCTATATTAATAGAATCTTCGCATGTGTATTCTTCAAACTTTTCTGAATGTAAAAAAAGATTAACTATAGCCTTTGAAGTACCGTCTACTGCTGTTAATTTAATACCGCTCTTGTCTGCTTTAAAATTAACATCTGATAGTATATTTTTTAAAGACTCGAATAAGACTCTTACAGCATTTGTCTGCACTGTTTTAAATGTAAATGCTATGTCAGAATTATTAGAAGACATTATAATGATTCTGATATTACATTTTGTATTCGTTTATATTAATTTATTATTTATTTTATATTTTAAACATCATATTAGACGTATTTCTCATCCTTTGGTTCTACAGCCGCGTGCCTTTTCCATATAAGAGAAGAACATGGCAACTCTTTAATAAGACTCTTTCTCCCCTTTACCGGCGTTTTATTAGAGATCATTTGAAATGTTCCCTCTTCGAAATTAAAATTTTCAAAGTCGGGATGATCCCGGAGGGCGTCCTTCAGTTTAACAGGCTCCTCTCTATCGGAATAAAAATTACATAACGGGCCTAAATAAGGCCTGATATAATCAGTAACATCTAAGTTATTAAGAAACATAATATCTGGATAATATGAATATATTTCTGGGACTACATTAAAATTATAAATAGGGAATTCAATATCCATTGTTCTTGTAATGTATTTCATCAATTTACCATTAAACATGTATTTAATTATAATATGATCTATCTCATTAACTTCATTTTTATCCTCAATTTCATCTAGAGTAGTTTCGCTAAGAAGTTCGTCAGTACCGTCTTTGTATGCTATAACATAGCATAGTAGAGTATACTCGTCATCTTTATCTGACGGTTTGTGATATTCCATACTCTTATAATCGTTTACATTAACTGTAAATTCGTTTATTAGTTTTTGCGCAACATTGGATAAAATAAGTACTGCATAGGCAATCGAGATACCATATAAAAACCACATTTATTAATAAATATAAAGAGTCTTTAAATATATTTATATCTTTTAATAAATGTCAGAACCTGTTGCAACCCCTCTTGTTAAAAAAAGGGGGAGGAAAAAAAAATATGAATCAACCCCTTTTAAAAATAATTATATAGAAGATACGGAAGAATATAATTCTATTGATAATAGTGAAATAATAGATAAAGATAACTATAAAACAAATAATTTTAAATTTGGAAATATAGTTATAGAAGTTCACGATAAGGAATATTCAGAAACTAATATATCAGATTTTTTTGTAAAGAATACCAATGATGAATGTAAACTAAATATTTCGAGCGACGAAGAAGATAATTGTAATATTAAAATTGATACATCTAAAAAGGTGACTCTATATAACAAGGATAATAACAAAACTGTTATAAAAAGAGATTTAAAATGTTATAATTGCCATCATCTTTTCAATTGTAAACCTTTTTATTTACCTATAAATTATTGTAATAAACTACAGCGTTATAAATTATTTGGTAATTTTTGTTCTCCAAATTGTGTAAAATCTTTTTCGTTAAATGATAAAGTTTTTCAACATAAATCGTATTTAATAGGGCAGTTCTATAGAAAATTATTTGGCTCAGATTTTAATATAATACCAGCACCTAGTATTTTACATTTAAAAGAATATGGAGGAACTTTAACGATAGAAGAATTTAGAAAATCGTTCTATAATAATAGTAGATATACCATGTCTAATTTAAGTTCTAAGATAATTTATTTTTAATTGTACATTTTCATCACTAAAAGTGTTAAAATCAATAATAATAATAATAATAAATTTTCTAATTTTTCTAACCTGTTCATAATACCATGCTGTAGAGCTTCTACACGGGCCACAGCAAGAATGACTGGCGAATCAGGGCGCGATTTTTTAGAAGTCGATGTTGCACCAATACGTCTAGTTGGTTCTGCGCGTGGGAGACTCTCTCCATTAACGATTTCACTGTTTTCTCTATTCATTAATCTACTGGTTTTATATTCCTCGGCTTCAACTTTTTCAGACGATTTTATCATATTACTAAAAGATGGTTGCTCCGATAATGTTGAATTATGTGAATATAAATTATTCCTATTATTACTGTTTGTTACATTAGAATAAAATAAAGGCATTTGTTTATATTATACATTTATTTTATTTTATTTTATTTTATTTTATTTTACTTTACTTTAATTTCTAGCAATGCAGCATATCTGAAGAACTGGTTCGCCATCCGAATCGAGACCCTTTGGGCCTACACCGCAAGTGCCATTTCCTCCACAAGTTACGTGGCAACCACCGTTAGATAGAGTAAAGTCTTTAGGGGCAAGTTCAAACCCACTCGGGCAACCAACGGCCGCAGCATCACCCAAACTTATAAGAACGGTTTCCCTGGCGGTATCCTCGTTCTTATACATCACGCGCAGTTGGCCTGTCATTCCTAACCCCCGCTTGATAGCACCCATTGATAATTTTTCAACGGCTCCGCCCACTACTGTCTTGACTGGACCACCGTTTACACCTTTAGGTCTATTAATAAGATATATTAT